TTACAAAGCTCGCACGATGATATTTTGTGCAAAGTAGGGCGGCATGTTATTATGCGGTTCGCCTCCGCCTAGAGTACGTGTGGCCCATTCAAAGGTGACACGATATCCGTTTTCACCGCCGAGCAATACTTCTGTACCGGAATCGCTGAGGACAATGAAGCGGTCGCCGTTTTGCGTACCGAATTGATGCACGGGGAGTTCCTGAAGTGTCAGCATATGGGCAGCTTCTCCACCAATTGACCTCAAGGCAAAATTAGCACCATAAGCTAACGGGAAGCGTTCAGCCAATTTTTTGCAGTTAAAAAAGCCGTCTGCCGCGCCGGAACTGAGTGAATCACCGATTTTAGCATAGAGCACTGCGTATACGGTTTTACTGAGATCGTCATTGAAATTGACGCGGGCGAAGGCCTTGCTGTTTACTCCGCCCGTGTAGGTAATAACATTTGGCGAGTACCACCACTCACCGATGCCCGGCATGCTTTCTTCCAGCGCATCGAGCCGGTTCCTCATGCTTGCAAGCATGGTCATCAGAGCCTCCAGCGTTGCCGGAGAAGACGGCAATGCAGGAAGTGACGCCGGAGCGGTGAAGGGAACCGTTACCGCCGCGCCATCGCCATTTTTCTGCAGGTAATTGGACAAATCAATAGTGTTGGCAGCGTCCTGCGCCTGCTGCGCGGCAGTTTCAGCTGCTGCCTCGGACTGTGCGGCGGCCGATGCACTGCCCGCCGCAGCGGTCTTGCTGGCGGCGGCATTGGTCTCAGAGGTCTTTGCTGCAGCTGCACTGTTTGCTGCGGCGGACATGCTGGAGGCCGCATTGGCCTCGGATGTGGCGGCAGCGGCGGCGCTATTTGCCGCTGCGGTCTTACTGGCGTCCGCATTGGTCTCGGAAGTCTTTGCTGCAGACGCGCTGCTTGCCGCAGCAGCTTTACTCTGGGCTGCAGCAGACTCGGACGCTGCTGCCTCGGCCGCCTGCGCAGCTGCTTCTTCGGCCGAAACGTCTGCGGCGATGGCAGCCGCAAGTGCGGAGGATATTTCCGAGGTCAGCACATTGTAGTAATCGGATGAAATGACGTCCGCGTCCGTGAGTACTGACGCCTCTACCTGCAGGTCAAAGCTGAACGTGGTTATCTTACCCCCATCCGGCGTGTACAGGTTTACTTCAACCTTCTGCAGGCCGGAGGCTGCAACCGCCTGCTCTACCAGCTCGACGGTGATGCTGTTGCCGTTGATCACAACGGCGGGATCACCCAAATCGTTGACGTCATAAAAACAGGCCTTGCCGTCGCTCTTGCGCACCCTCACAACGCCCGCGGCGCCCTCCGGTATGGAAAAATCGTTTTCTGTGTCAAAACATTGGAGTGTAACAAAGCGCGTGCGCCTGTCGTTCTGCTTGGCGTGGACTGTCACTGGATAGTCCGGACTGTCCATCATGCGCGTGATCGTGGTGTTCGTTTTCAGAGCCATGCTGAACCTCCTGTAAAACGGGCAGGTCATTCCCATCCAAGATAGTGAATGGTCTGCCCGCCAATGGTTTTTGTATATGTGTTGATCTCATACCCCGAATACTTGAATGGTGGGAAGATGATACGGTTCCCGTCCAGTATAAACGACCCGCCGGAGTTCCCCTGCAGCAGAGACAGATACGGCGCACCGTCTGAAGCGCTGACGCCCAGCCCAATGCCTCCGCCCAGGTCCGAGCCTATAAACTGACGCATGCTGAGGCCGGGGCGCCCGTTTTCATCGACCGTGAGGAATACAGGCACTTTCCCGTCTCTGTTGAACGACAGAGATAAAGCGCCGGCCGACGAGAGCCCCAGCCCGATCGATGCAATGTCCCTATCTCCGTCATATACCCGCATGGTCAGATTCGGAGATCCGGTCGGCCCAACGTAGAGTTGTATTCGTGTGTTCCCGTCCGGATCCAGCATTCCGAGATACGGGCACTCGTTGCCCCCGGCGTTCAGATATGCAATGATCCGGCCCCAGGGCGAGCCGTCTTTTGGAACGGACAGCAGTATGCTGTCCGTGTTGCCGATGATCTGTCCTGCGGTGTTTGTGTATACGCCCCGCCGCTGCCCGGAGGCCTTTTCCGTCCAGAATCCGCCGCTGTCCATATGGCTCTTTACCTTGCCGCTCTCCGTGTTGCCGGAAACGCTCTCAAAGCTGCCCATAAGCCGGGCCACTCCCGTCTCTAAATCGATCCAGGATTCACCGTTTTTGCTCTGCAGCAGGCCGGTCTTGATGAGGTTCGCCTTGATCGTGCCCACGACGATCCAGTCAGCGACAAACCCGTTTTGCGCAAAGCTCCACACGGTACTGTAATCGCCGTTCACGCCGTTCTGGCCGTAGGCGATGCCCTCCAGATTGAGCCACAGGACCTTTTGGGATGTGGCAAGGTCATCGCCGTCGCCCCACCGGATGCCGTTTGGTTTGCCCTCGCTGTTGAAGGTGATCTCCATGGTCCCGCCGTCATGCCCGGAGATGCCTGCAGCCATCTGGTTGATCAGGTTCTGCATCTGTTTGCGGAACGAGCTGGACGGGTTCTCAATGGCGTCCTGGAGCTGCTTGACGGTCGCCGTGATCGTGGGAGCCTTGGTGGACAGCGTCACGACATTGAGGTCCGGATAATGCGGATACCGTTTGTACTGCACGACCTGGTGGTCGATGCGCGTGCCACGTCGGGTATCGAGGAGCGTGGCCACCGTAAGCAGCTGGATGTTGAGATGGGCGTAAATGTTGGAGCCGGCCCCTTCCTCATAGCGCCATGCCTTTGCAAGATCCACGACGCCGCAGCTGTAGCTGCGTACAGGCACCGCAGAAGCGTCTACCTTTTTCTGTGCAGCCTCCAGCAGGTTCTCCGCCACGGTGTACCGTTCGTCCTCCCAGTATGCGCAGATAATCTTGTCCGTATATGAAAAGTTCTCTACATAGTCCTTGCCGCCGTTGATGCCGGCAAAAGTCAGCCCGTCCTTTCCTCGGGCGTACAGGCGCGTGCAAAGACCGGAAGATGAACCTTTAAAGTTTGTGCTGGTGAGATTGAGTTCCTCCGTGAGGTAGACGCCGCCGGCCTTAAAATCCCCCGGATCGTAGAAATGCACCGACTTGTCCGCAATCTTGTAACGGATGGCCAGCCCTCCAAAAACAGACGCAGCCCCGAGAATGACGTCCTCCGGCGTCGCACTGTCCAGTTCGATGGTGCGGCGGATGGTGCTGAGGGAGTGGTCCACCACGGTCCAGCCTGCAGGCAGCACGCCCTCCACTGTGCCGGCAAGCGTATCGCTCCCGTTTGTGTAAGGGATGCGCATATCCGCGCGCAGCGACGAAAGCTCCAGCTTTCCCTTAATGTTCGCAGTGACAGCGCCTTCGTCAATGGCCGTGATGCGGTAGACCTGCCCGTCTTCAGCGTCGAGCAGCTGCACCTCTTCCGCCAGCTGCTTGTAGTCTGCATGGTCAAGCGGCAGCGTGAACCCGATCTGGTCCTCGCCGTTCATTTCTTCCTGTATAAAGTATTTGTCAAAATCAAGCGGGAGCTGCCCGCCGTCCGCCTGCAGGATCTTTAGCATGAAAAGCCCTCCTAGTAATAGATGGGGAAATATTCTACAGCCATGGCACTGCCTCCGGCCAGCAAATTACGGCCCGGTGTCAGATACGGCCATTCGATGATGTCGCACTTCTGCAGCCCCGGCGCGCCGTTGACAAGCACACGGATGGTCAGGCCGTCGATGCAGAGCACGTCGCCCGCCGCCACGCCAGTGAATGTAACGCCGGCCATACTGAAGGAAGCTGCCCCATCGGGTACAGTCGCCGTGATCCGGCACCCGATGCGCGGGGCTGTTCCCTTAACTGTAAACGGCACATCCGGCTGCGTTTTGAGAGAAAGCAGCGGGCCGCGCTGAACGCCCTCCAACACGTATGTGTTCGAGATGAGCCAGGGCAGGTCGTAAGACGGTTCGCTGCAGCTCTTGAGGTATGCGTCATAGTAAAACCCATCCGGAAGCCGAAGTTCCACCTTTCCGTCCGCCAACGCTGCCTCCCAGGCGGAAAGCCGCCCGGCAGCTTCGTGCTGGTCCCGTCCCTTAATGGTCACGGGGAGCGTGATGGTTTTCAGCGCGAGCTCTGCGCCCACAACGTTGAAAGCGGCGCCCATGCGGGACTTCACGGCTGAGGCGCCGGTGCCGCCGCGCTTGACGGACCAGCCCTTCAGGAGACGCACACCGTATTCAACGGCGTTTAAATGGTTTAAAAACACCTTTTAATCCTCCTCGAATTCCATCTGCTCACCCATGAAGGGAGCGGCCGCGCGCGCGATCTCGCGGCCCTCGACTTCCACATGGACGTGCGTTTCACCCTGTACGGTGACGTTAGAGCCGCCCGGCGCCTGCGGCGTTGCGGTGCGGAGCTTTCCGGCCGCAGCCGCGCGCGCGGCTGTCTTGTTCTGAGAAGACAGCACGGCGTCCTGCGCAGTGGATGCGAACTGCTCCATGTCGTCCGCTACGTCGCGCTTCGCCTTGGGCATGGCGGCCTCGATGCCGACCGTGATGCCGGGTGGGATGAACTTGCCGATCTCATCGGCGAACAGTTTGGACGGCGAGCGGATACCCAGTGCCCTTTTGGCTGCGTTGAATGCGGACATCGCCGCGTCGATTGCGCTGGAAACGAGGCCGGACACAGCGGAGCCGATGCCAGAGATGATGCCGGAGATAATATTGGAGCCGATGGACCCCCAGTCGACGTTTTTAAAAGCGTTGGCCACGTTTGTGACCGCGCTCTTCGCCAGCTCCAGCAGCCGGGACGGCAGGTTGAGCACCGCGTTCACGATGTTCGTGAATACTGCCTTTGCCGCGCTGCCAACTGTGGAGAGCAGCCCGCGGATGGCGTTCGCCATGCCGGATACCGCGTTGCTGCCCAGATTTTTCAGCGTGTTCGGTAAATTAACGATGGCGTTTTTGACGGTCTCGAAGACGTTCCGTCCGGCCTCGCTGATTTTTGAGACCATGGATTTGATACCGTCGTGGAAGAACGTCATGATGTTTTTGCCGAGATCGAGCCAGTTGAATGCCGAAATCACGGACCAGATGGCCTCGACGATCTTCGGCATGGCCGCGAGGATCTGCGGGATGGCCTGGAGCAGGCCCATCACGAGCTTGCCGATGAGCTGAACGCCCGCCATCAGGAGCTTGGGCGCGTTGTCGTTGATGACCCCGCACAGGTCGATGATGATCTGCGGGATATTGGCCAGCAGGTCGGGGATGGCGGCGATGAGGCCGTCGGCCAGGTTCATGATGAGGTTTATCCCGGCGTCGACGAGCTGGCCCGCGCTCTCTCGGATCCCCGCGGCGAGCTGGCCGATCATGGGCAGGGCGTTCGCAAGGAATTCCGGCAGTCCGGTGGCTAGGCCCTCCGCCATGGAGTTGAGCATGTCCACGCCCGCCTGCGTCATCTGCGGCAGGCCGTCGATGAGGCGCTGTGCGAACTGGCCAACGAGGTCCAGCGCAAAAGCGCCCAGCTCCGGCACGATCCCCGCAGCACCCTGCAGCAGGGAAGCACCCATCTCGATGGCTGCATCGAGGATCTGCCCGGTGTTGCCGCGCAGCCCGGATACAAAGGACTTGATGGCGCTGACGGCAGCGCTCACGAGCTTAGGCGCACTCTTTACGACCTGTGCTGCGGCATCCGCGAATACGCTGCCCAGGCTCTCGACGAGACCGTCCAGCCCTCCCTGTTTAAATGCGGAGGAGAGTTCCTCAATGTATCCGATTCCGGTCTTTACGACGTCCTTGAGCGGGTCCTGTATGCTCTCATAAAATTCGATGCCCAGGCCCTCAACGGCGGACTTGAGGATGGTGATTTGCCCCTGCAGGTTGTCCTGCATCGTGTCCGCCATGCTCTGGGCCGCGCCGTCCGCGTCCGCGATGGATGCGGCCAGAGCCTCATAGTCCTCGGGCGCGGCGTTGACGATGGCCAGCAGGCCGGACATGGCCTCCTGGCCCGCGATGGTGCTTGCCATGGACGCCTTCTGCTGCTCATCGAGGCCCGCAAACCCTTCCCGCAGCTGGCCCAGCACGTCGGACAGCGGCAGCATGTTGCCCTGTGTGTCCGTGAGGGAAATCCCCAGCCGGGACATCGCCGCAGCGACGTCGTCCGTGGGGCTTGCGAGCCGCGTGAGCATGGCGCGGAAAGAAGTACCGGCCTGCTCGCCTTTGATGCCCGCGTTCGCCATCAGGCCAATGGCCTGGGCGCAGTCCTCGATGCTGTAACCCAGTGCTCCCGCAAGCGGCACCGCATATTTGAACGTGGCGCCCATCATGGAGACGTTGGTATTTGAGGAACTGGACGCCTTTGCGAGAACGTCGGCGAAGTGTCCGGCGTCGGACGCAGACAAACCGAAGGCCGTGAGCGCGTCTGTCACGATATCGGACACGGCGCCGAGTTCTTCACCGCTGGCCGCCGCAAGATTCATGATGCCGGGCAGGCCGTCCAGCATGGCCTGTGTGTTCCAACCGGCCATGGCCATGTATTTGAGCGCTTCAGCAGATTCGGTGGCGCTGAATTTGGTGCTTGCGCCCATTTCCTTGGCCTTTGCGGTCAGGGCGTCCAGTTCGGCGCCGGTCGCGCCGGAAATCGCCGCCACCTCCGACATCCCCGCCTCAAAGTCGGAACCAACCTTGACGGCATAGCCAGCCATGGCTCCCAGGGCGGCGGATACAGCTGTAAGTGCCGCGGCGGCGCCTTTGGCCAGCGTGGAGATCCCCTGCTGGAACCCCTTGCCGTCTACGCTTGTATCAAATTTCAGGTGGCCGTCATATGCCATATAAAAAAACACCTGCCTTGCGTGATGCAAAGCAGGCGCTTGCTCGCTACCCTATGACTTGGATGCGGCCATCGGCTCTGTCCTTGGGATATTCCAATCGTAGCAGTGCCCCACAGCGGGGGCACTTGATCTCACCTTTGACGAATTGGGCCCGGAGCAGAAGTTGCCCCGGGCGGCTGTTCGTTTGACAATTCGGACAGCGGATCTCTTTTTCTTCCATTACCGCCCTCCTCAGAGTTTACTGAGATCGCCGCCGCCCATGAGGGCGTCAGCGATGAGGTCCAGTTTTTCCTGTTCATCCACGGATTTCCGCAGGCGATAGATTTGTTTCATTTCCTGGATGAATTTCTTTTCCTTCGGGTCTTTCACCTGCGAGAGGTCTGTACTGCGCCACTCGACGATTTTTGAAAACAGGCAGTCCGGCCGCAGTGCGTCGAACATGGCCTTGAATTTCCACCAGTGCAGGTCCTGCACCTGCTCCAAATCCACGCCGTACTGCTCCAGGAATGCGGCGAAGATATATCCGTCGTCCTGATCATAGTCGAACACCTTTCCAGCGCGGCGCATGCGCGCGGTCGAGCCGCGCTTCCAGGGTTTGCCGCAGTTGTAAAACCAGAGGATGGCGGAACCCGCCTCATTTTCCCCGGTCGGGAGCTTGCCGGGAAAGAAAAGCTCCAGAGCCGCCAATCCCTTCTCCCGGATGGAAAGGGCGTCGTCCAGCATCATCTGCTCAAACAGGATGCCGAACCGGAACGACGTATTGAGGGGGTATTCCTTATCTCCAAGCGTGTACGCGGTGGGCGCCGGGTCTACAAGGAGGTTCATTTCTTCGCCGCCGCCCTGCGCTGCGCCCGGTTCGGGCTGTACTTTGCCTTGATGGAGGAAATGGAGCGTTCAAACTCGGCGCGCTGCGTCTGCACAGCATCCGTGAGTTGAGCGAATGCCGTCAGGGCGACGCCGAGATGGTTTTTTTCGCCCATCACGCGCAGGCCTGTGCCTTCGCCGAAAATCGTATCAAACGCCTTGCGCACCGCCCCCACCTGTTTGCGCATATTATCTGCCTGGGAAAGTGCCGGGTCCTGCTGCGCGTCTCCTTCTACGGCTTGAATCGCGGCGTCTACCTTTTCCAGTTCATCCGCATCCAACAGGTCCAGTTCCAGTTCCGTGTCCAATACTTTGATTGTCGCCATTTTGCATCCTCCTGTCAGGTCCCGGACGCTTCAGCGTTGGCAGGCGCGGCGGCCGCCGCAGTGAACGTCTTTGTCTGTGTGTTAAATTCGCCGATCACGACGTCACCGATCTGGTTCAGGTTCCCCTCCTGGGAGATGATCTCGCCGCCGGCACCGGTGATGCTGGAGACTTCCACGGACACGCGGAACTTGCGCGCATAGAAGGTATTCTCCTTGCTGGCGATGGGCTGGTACAGGCGGACACGGATAAAATCCGTCTCTACGCCGATCTGCTGTTCCTCCGCGATGTCACGGATGAACTCACTGACGTCGTTATCGAGATACTGGTCGCCGGTGATGGGGAACTGGGGCGCATAGCCAGACGTCAGCTTCGTGGCTGCTTTATCCGAGGTATAGTGTTTTTCAACCACCTGTGCGTTCGGATTTTCGTCGATGGTCTCGAACACATTCATAAGGTGGTATGCGGGAGATTCCCCGCCCGGTTCAGTGTTGAGATAATCCGCGACCTTGTTGCGCAGGATCGCGGTGCCTTTCACATCAGCTGTAACTGCCATTTGTCATGCCTCCTGTATATATTGGAGCCGGCATGGTACCTCGTAGACGTACACGTCCGGCTCAAGAGTGTAAAGTTTTCCGGTATCGCTTGCCTGGATGAGCTGTGCTGTCATGCTTTCGGGCAAGTCCGGCAGCATGCCGTCCCGGCTCTGCCGCTCCAGCCAGCGGGAGATCAGCTCGCATTTGCCGCTCGCAACGATGCCTTCCTGGATGGTGCCGCGGTTGCCGCGATACCAGACTGCAAAAGGATACTGGCGGATGGAACTGCCGTCTGTGTACATCTTCACGATAGGGTTACCGCTGCGTGTGGCGAGTGTAAATGCGTTGTTGTCCATGGGCATGCAGTCCACGGTGACAGGACTGCCAGCCTCGATGTACGGGCAGGTCTGCAGGAACTCCCACAGGCCGCGGATGATGGTGTCAGGCTTTGCCATACGCTCCTCCTATTTAGTCAAAATACGTTGCTGCCGCCGCGAGGATCTCGTCGCGGTGCTGCTTTTTCATCGCTTCGAACCACTCAGCCTGCGCGAGCTGATGGTACCGAGTGCTGAAGCTGTATTCCGGATGGCGGTACAGCTTCGCCGCATAGGGCGTGATGTACTGTACCTCGCCGGAGCCGACATCTGTGCCGAGGATGCCGGATTTGTCCAGCACGCCTGTTTCCATAGGTACGAAGGGGCTGCTGTATTTCAATACGGCCTCATCCACGTACTTCTGGCAGTTCGAGAACTGCTTTGTGCGGCGCGGTGTAAAGTCCGGATTCCAGACAAGCTGTGCGGTCTGGCCGTTCATGGAAACAACACAGCCACGCGGCGTCGAGAGCTTCAGTTTATCAGCCACGGCTATTTCCCCTCCAGACGCCAGTGGTGCATGGAGGGGCTGCCGCGGCGGTTATCCCGCACGGCCGTCACCACAAAGCACTGCCCCTTGTATTTCTGTGTGAGGTCCCCGGCCTTCGTCACGATGTCAGACACGAGGCCGCGGACCACGATGTCGTCCGCGCCGGCAGCGATCTCTGCATCCGTAAGGATGCGCACGACGTATCCGTCCGTGGATCTCAGGCCGCCCGAGGATACCGTCACGCCCTGGCCGCCATACCAGAACACGCTTGGGAACTGCGCGGGCGTGTAGGTGTAGTCCCGCTTTTCGGCATCGTACTCCTTGTGGTACAGGGTAATATCCGCATTCGGCGTCATCATGGCCGCCACACCCCCGTATACATGAGGTTCTCGGGATAGGTGAGATAGTCCGAACAGATGCCGGAAAGGATGGATCGGCGGTCCGCCCGCATCTCTGCGGGCGTGCCGCCGTCCCTCCAGCTTACGCTGTAGCCGTCCACGTTCTCGCTGGCAACAGCGCCGGCCTGGGTCTTTGCGTCCAGAGCCGCCCAAGCCTCCAGCTGGTCCGCCAGCGCACAGCAGCACAGCTGCAGGCGTTTGGACATGCTGTCGGGCGCATCGGCCGCACGGTCGAACGTTACGCGGTCGATCTCAAGGCTTGCCCGATCCGCCCACTTGTCGAAATCAGCCTCCGGCATAGTCCCGTGCCATGTACCGGAGTAAAATGCGTAGTCCGCATAGGCCATGCCGGCCGCCTCCTTCCGCTATTCCTCGCCCGGCGCCGATGCGTCGGTGTGTTCTTTGGCGACATGGTCCGCCAGGCCTTTTTCGGTCTTGTACTCCTTGCCGCAATGCGGGCAGGCGTACACAGCGGGAGGCTGCACAGCCGCAGCGGGCGCCCCGGCCGCGGGGGCCGGGGCTGCGTATGTTTTACCGATCAATTTTCCCATGATGGACTCCTTCCTCAGACGCCGGCAGCCTTATGATGGCAGAACACGCCGGCGAGTTTGTTTGCGTAAACATCGGCGATGCCGATGTTGCGGTATCCGTATTTCCAGGCGTCTGCACGCTGGTTCAGTTCCGGGGAGATAATCTTCGGAGCCACGTGCTTTTGGAACTGGATGAGCGCCGGAGTATGGAGGATCATGAAGTTGATCTCCGCGCCGGCCACCGCCTTGACATAGTCGCCGGCGGTGGGCGTGTATGCCGGATCGGCAACAGGCGTGACGTCGGCCGCCTTGATCTGCGCGCCGGACACTGTGCCCGAATCCGCGATGACCTCCAGTGCGCCGGTATCGCCCTGCGCGCACTTGACATAGTGCTTGCCGTACTTCCGGAAGCCGCCCGCCTTCTCTCCATCTTCGCCGCTCAGCTGTTCGATGGCGGTGTAGAAACGGCGCTGCGGCACAGCCTTGACGGATGCAAAGCTCTCCAGCACTTCCCTGGATTTGTAGCTGTCCATATCTTTGATGGCACGCAGCAGCGTGGAGGTGATGCGCAGGTGGCGCTGGTCGGACGGCACCTCGTTCTCGTCCATTTCGGTCACCGCTGCGCTGATGGCCGCGATCACGTCCGCGCCGCTGGAGAGCGTGGCCTCGGCGGAGCTGATACCCTGTTTGCCTGCATAGCAGGCGAAGCGGAACGCATCCAGCTCCGGAACGACCTTTGTGCGGATGAACTCCGCGGCCAGGCGGCCGAAGGCGAGACCTGCGGTCTCGGCATCGTCCATCGTATCCACGGTGAACATGCGGCCGCGGTCGAAATTGCACTGTACGGTGTGATTCTTCATGGTGACGTCGCCGTCCACGTAGCCGCCGTTGCGGTCGTAATCGGCCAGGCCGTCCATTTCCAGCATGGGGATGATGAGCTCGTTGGCATTGGCGCCCTGGCGTGCGAGCTCCGGAGCACCGTCCAGGTCGGACGTGCAGGACGCCAGCTTGTACACCTCATCCAGCATGGGGACGTAGGAATTTGCAAGTTCAATGAGATTTGCCATTGTGTTTTCCTCTCTTTCTCAGGGTTATTTCTTCTCAGCGGGCAGGCCCATGGCCGCGCGCATGGCAGCGTTGCCGTCCGTGAAGGACGCAGAGCCCGTGCCGCCGGCATAGGGAGGCGGAGGCGGCGCCTGGTCCTCGAATGCGTAGGCGCTGTTCTTCAGCAGGTCAGCAAACAGGGCCTTGCCGTCTTCGTCCCGGTTTTGGCTTTTGCGCAAAGCGTCGAGCCGCTCGGCTCCCGCCAGCGTTCGGATCACTGCAGCATCGCGGCCGTGGTTCTGCGATACAAGGCCGTCGAACCAGGTATCGAACTTATACGCCTCCAGCTGCGCGGCAGCATCTTTTTGCGCCTGCTCGGCTTTGGCCTTGTAGTCTGCAGCTTCTTTCCGCACGGCCTCGATGTCCTTATCTGCAGCCTGCAGGCTCTCGATGGTCTTGTTGGCTTCCGCCAGCTGCGCATCCGTGCTTTTTTTGCTTTCCTTCAGCTCATTAAAATCCGCACGTGCGACAAAGCCCTTGCCGATCTGCTCACTGACGGCTTTGTCGATTTCTTCGGTATACCCATCGCCCAGGATGGGCTTCAGCCATTCCAATGCCATTTTTTCTCCTTTCAGTCATGGGTGGATAGTCGGTCAGCCGCTGTCCTTTTTATCCGGCCAGTCCCGGTACTGCGGCGCCCGTTTTGTTGTCCGCTGGGCAGGCGGTAAAGCAATTTAAAAATGCCCTTAAAACACCGGTTACAGGTGCTTTAAAGGGCATTGTAAAAGGGACCCACGGATGGGTCCCTCTATACCATATATATATCGGAGCTATTTTTGAGGCGCGCGTGGCGAAGCTTCCCAGATCCCACCCTCTGGATGACGGGACAGATAATCAGCACGCGCCAGCTTGTTGAAGCGGGCAGCAACTTCTGCATCGGCCTCATCCGGATGCGTCCGAATCCATTGCCAGATTTTGAACGGGTCAGTTTCCTGGAGAATCTCTTCCCGGGTCATTTCATCAGCTCCTTGATGTATTCGTAGAGGTCCGGATCTTTCTTCTCCAGCAGCCGAGGGTCTGTGTAGAACACCCGCACGCCCTCGCTGAAGTATTCCCGCATGCCGTCCAGATAGACCTTTTTGCCGTCATAGATGCCATTGTCGCCGTAGTTTTCGTACAGTCGGCCCTGATACTCGCTGACAAATTTGTCGGATTTGAGAAAAAAGACACGTTCAGAATAGTTCTTTTCATCTTCCAGTATATCGGCTGCAGAGAGATTTTCAAGCCCTTTGTCACGGATTGCAAGGAACTGCGGGTCGTTGTAGAGGTCCAGCGCCTCCTCCAGCGCGTGGGCATATTCATGGAGCGCATCGCCGGCTCTCCAGTCTTTGCTCAAAAACATCTCGCCCGTACTCACCCTGTAGCCGCTGTTCTCACCATCCACGACCCGCAGTGCCGTGATTTTTGTCTCAGCAATAACGCGGATACGCTCTGGCAGCTGGGAAAGCTCTTTTTCAATGGACTGCCGCTGCGCAGCGGAAACATCGCCTTTGTAGTTGAGCTTCTGCAGGAGATTCTTCGGGACGGTGGGATCAGGCGTGAGGGAGCGTTTTGCTGCAGCCCTTGCCCGTGCGGCCTCCGAGCGGCCGAAGCCGGCCGCCTGCAGGCGTGCGCTGCGCGGCTGCAGCCCCGTGGCCTTGCAGTACCGGGAATATTCCTGGCGGTACCGCGCCAGCATAAGCTGGTGCTTCTGCAGGTTTTCTTTATCGCCCAGCGCGTCGTCCGCCAGCGTCTTGTTCTTAATATTCCGGATGTGAGCCTCCAGCTCCGCCTGCTTCTGCCCAGCTTCATAGAGGGTATAGTGGCGGCCCTCATACAGGATGCCGACCTCGTTTTCCTCCAACATCTGCTGCAGCTGCTGTTTTGTATACACAGGCTTGTCCCGCCCCATCCGGATGGGCCATGCAATATGCTTGCACTGCAGTGTGCCGATTGCACGGGCAAGGCCGCTGTTGAGTTTGGTATATTCTGCGTCCCGATACTGCAGGCCCTGAATGGGCGCATGGTCCGGAGCGGGCCCTGAATGGGCGCTGATCTCCCAGCCGTCGCAACCCAGCTTGTCGTGGTTCATCTGCTGCACGGCATTGGTCATGGCGCCCATCCGGTTCATCACATAGCTGCGCGTGGCGTACTCGATACTGACATTGCTGCCGTTTTTGCGCGGGATCGTGCGAACGCCGCGCTTCACCAGTTCCTTGGTGGCCCGGCGCAGCGCTGTGTTGACGTCCGTTGTGCCGGAGAAGGTCTGGGCAAACGCAAAGTCCATGATTTTGTCATAGGCCTCCCGGATGGAATAGAGCTTGCCATCCGGACCGGGCGCCCACAGATTTTTGAGCATCCGGTTCGCACCCTGCGTCGTGATCTGCCTGTAGGCCGCGGCCAGTTGCTGCAGCTGACCGTTATCCTCAAACCGGACAGTTTTGTCCAGCACATCCCCGAACAGCATGTCTACGGCTCCGACGTTGATGCCGGACTGTTCGGCAATGGCCGCCTTGATCTCCTTTTCGGCCATGCCCAGCGCCTCGGCCCGGTATATTTCATACTCCGCCGTGGTGGTGATGGCCCCGGCCTCTTTCACTCGCCGGCAGATGTCCTCCACCAGGCGGTCACGCAGCGGCTGCGCGATCTCGGAGGCGTATTCCTTCACTCCCGTCAGGTCAAGCGGCTCCATACACTATGCCTCCGGTTCCAGCTCTTCCATGGCCGGCATATATTTTTCGCGCACATTTTTGAGGTCCTCTTCATCCTCCCAAGGCTGGTCGAAGTGCCGGGCTACCGCGATCTCAGGCTTGAGCAGCTGCGCCGCCACCAGACGGAGATCTGTTTCCAGCTCCTTGTCGGGATCGTAGAGTACACCGTTTCCCCAGGTCATTGCCAGCTGCGCCGTCACATCCCAAGGGCTCTGGTCGCAGTAGCGGTACATTTTCCCCAGGGTGTCGCAGAGCGTCAGGTATTCCCGGACGGCGTCGAACCAGACCTGCTGCAGGTCGATCAGGCTGAGGTTGTAGTCGCCGGCCGTACTGGCGATCTCGGTCGCCGTCTTTTCAACCTCCTGCGCGTTTGACAGCATCCCGCGCTTGAGCCCGATCTGGTTCTCGATGGCGCGCAGATATTTCTGTTCACGGCGTTCATAGGGTTCATCCCGCAGCTGAGGCGTGAACGCAAAGGGGACCATATCGCCGTGGACATCCTTCATCGCAACGAAAACGCTGTCGTCCAGAGTGCGCCGGCCGTCCCGGCCCACCTTGAGCATTTCAGCCGGAGCGACCACTCGATGGCGCGCCAGCTCGAATTCATCGTTCAGCTGCTTTTCATTCTGGTCGATGTTCCGAATCAGGCCCATGGCCGGCTCGTAGATGCTGATGGCGTCCATGCTGCCGTCCACACAGTTCGCCAGAGGCACGCGCAGCGGTGTCATCCCAACGCCGCCCACAGGGACGGGGTACGTATAGAGGTCGGGCAGTTGGGCGTACCGGTCCAGCTTTGAAAGTGCAGTGCGTACACCGAGCGTACCGCGGTCAAAACTCGCGTACAGTTTGTTCTCAATGGTCAGGTATCCGTTTGCATCCACTGTGCGGCGTTCCAGCAGTGTGTAGTACTGGCTGCCGCGGGCAGTGTGCTCCGCTGTAACGATGCTTGTAACGCGGCCGTCCGGTTCGCGCGCCAAAATCACGGCATCTGTCCTGTGTACGAGCAGCGGCGCAAAAATCGTGCTGCCATCGGGGCCGGGCCGTGGTATAGGCTTTACCCAGCATTCTCCGCCAATCAGCATCCACTGCAGGATGCTGTCCCGGATGAGGTCGAGCTGCGACAGGTTCCGATTCATCCATTTTCCCTTGGCCGTTTTCTCCTTGTCTAAAATATCCGAGCTGTATTCTGCAAAAACACCTTTCTGCAGCTTGTGCACGATAACGTACGCCATGCGCATGCACGGGTCGGACGTCTTATCGCCTTCACGCTTCAGGTATGTATCCCGCCATGCATTGATGGCGGTCCGCATCTCCTGAGAGGTGACGTCCGGTTGTCCGAAACATTCGTCCGTACTGATGATGCTCTGGTCAAATAGTGCTTTCGCTATGCTCATCCGGCCTGCCTCCTTCCAGCGTGATGTTGAACTTCATTCCATGCAGCGCAGAAAAGCCCTCCTCCAGGCCCCGGGCATATGCGCGCAGCTCCCGATTTTCCGCGCGCTGCTGTTCCAGCTCTGCGCGCAGCCGTTTATTTTCTTCGAGGATCGTTTCCTTGGCCCAGACCGGCAAAAAGTGCGTGACGAGCCATCCGTGCAGGCGGCGCATCATGTTCCCACCCGCAGCCAGATACGGTTCGTACCGTACCGCACGCCGTCAATATGGTGGTTGTCTGCGTCCGGGTAGGCGGACGTGACCTCGCCGTCCTTTGTGGTCTCGTATTCATACTCCGTGAATTCCTTCGCTGTATCCGGGCAGCGTACCGGGTCGATCACGATGGAGGCAAGGCCCTGCAGCCACATGATACTGGTGCGCACGCTGCCGGGCTTTTTGACTGCGTCAAAGCAGTTGATGCCCATATCACGGTAATCGCCGCAGCTCTTTTTCTCTGCAGAATCAGCGATAACGTCCTCACCTTCGGGGATGCGGGACAGGACCAGGCGCGCGGTCTCAAAGTTGTTGAGCTTGCGCCGGGTGAGTTCATCGAAAATGTACAGCGTGCGCCGGGCGGCGTCGTAGGCCATACGGTTGAACGCCCACGGGTCCGGGTACCAGCCCCAGTCCACGCCCGAGGTGATCTCGTTGAAAGAGTTGATCTGCGCCTTTGTGATGGATTCCAACCGGATGTTGTCGAAAACCTGCGTACCGTTGCCCACGGCCTCGCCGAGATACTCATGGCGGTAGGAGGTGGGCTTCGTCTGTTTCAGATGCTCCGCGTCGTCGAGAAATCGTTGGCCCAGCCAGTCCCGCGGTGTGGTAAGATAGGTACTGTGGTGTACGATCTTGCCCGGCTCTGTCTCCAGTGCGTACCGGTTTGCCCAGTTGCGTGCCGCGGCCGGAGGGTTGAATGACAGAAACGTCATGGCGAACTCGCCGCCGCGCAGCGTGGACTGCTTGACGTTGCGGATCTCCGCTTCGCCGGCGAACTGGTCGGCTTCTTCAAACCAGTCCAGGCCGATATACCCGAACGGCAGTTTGATGGATTTAAGCTTTTCCGGCTTATCCAGACCAAAAAAAAGGATCTTCTGGCCCGTGGGCAGATACGTGATCTCCATGGGGGACACCGTACACCGGAACATGTCCTGCAGTCCCAGCGCGCCGATGGCCCACTGGATCTGCGCGTACACGCTGTTGCGCAGTGTATTGGCAATTTTGCGCAGCACCACGCCATGACACTGCGGATGCTGCAGAAGGAACAGGATGAACTCCACGCTCATGAAACTGGATTTTGTACTGCCACGGCCACCCTTGCATACGACGGTATGTGGCCGCTGCGTCTTGATCTGCGTGTGCAGCTCGTAGAATGCGGGGGACATGCATTCACTTAACCTTGATATCGTCAATGATCTGCACCCCCTCACCGGCGTCCCGGTTTTCTTTCGACATCTCATTCCACAGCCGGATGGCGTCCAGGTCTCCGGCCTGCACCTTCTTCAGCAGTGCCGCGTGGACCGCGGCGGTTTCTTCCACGCTGTATTTGTCCACCAGCAGGTCCAGCAGCTTCAGATAGTCTCGCTTACTGGTGCAGGTATACTGTTTACGGAGCATTTTAAGGTCGTTTATATAGTTGAAATCGCGCGTGTTTTTTTGCTCCTCGATGGCCTTTTCCAGCGCCTCGATGCTTGACTGCTGTGTCCTTCTCATCCGACCTTTGCGCCTCCTTCCTCCACAAGCCCTTGAATTTGCCCCTGTAACGAAAAAAGCCCCCGGGCGGGCAGTTTTCCCGCCCCGGGCTTTTAAACGGTCGTAAACGGCACAGAAACGGCGCTAAACGGCATTGCGGGGCGGGACGGAGGATGCGTTCTGTTTTATGCCGGGTATGCTTCGCCATCCGGGCCTTTCAGCCTGGCTTCCCGCTCTTCTATGCCCGCCGGTCACGCCGCGGGGGACGAATCGACCCCGCCTTGCTCCCGGTTTCCGTGTCTGTTTTTATGCGCCGTAAACGCCTTTTGAAAAAACTGTTTTCCGCTTCACGCAGCGGGGGAAAGGACAGGCGGGCCGCCCGCTCTCTTTCATCGCCCACACGCATCGTCCGCACAGCTCCGGCGGCTCCTTCAGCTTCGCGCCGGAGATCTTCCGTGCCAGCTCCCGCCGCGAATCCCGCCTCCGCTTCATGGTCCGCTGCCCTCCGTCACGGGGATAACGCCGAACCGCACCCGCCGGGCTATGCCGCCCAGTTCCGCCGTCACATACGCCCGGCGCTGCCGCCGCTCCATCCGCACCGGGCAGCCTTCAAACGCCGCCAACGGCCCGTCCAGTACATGCCATGTGCCGTCCTCATGAAACAGCACCCGGCTGGGTTTCAGCGTTTCCTCGCTGTCCAGCCGCCACCGCAGTGCCTCCCGTGCGTCCAGCGCCTGCGGCTCTCCACAGTGAAGCCCAAGCCAGCGGATAACGCCGTACACCGGGGAAACGACATGGAACAACGCCGCGCTGTAGTCCACGCCCACAAACACATATCCCGGCAGCAGCAGCCGCTCCTCGGTCTGCCACTGGCCCCGCCGCCGTATCTCCATCCGCTGCGCCGGGGCTCTGGCTTTCACGCCTTTGCGCCGAAGGGCCTCGCATACCTCTCGCTCCCGGCCTGTCATAACTTGCAGCACATACCAGTTCATTTACAAGCCCTCTTTCTTTTTGCGCTCGATGAACTTCGCAACCTGCCTGTACAACTCCGGCTGTTCCTGCGCCAGCGCCGAGAACACCGACGCCTGTACCTCATCCAGCGCGGCGGTCACAACGTCCTTGTTCTGCATATCCACCCGCTGCTTATACGCCACTGCCCGCGTCACACCGCTGATCTCACGCATCAGCTTGTCCACGCGCATCTCGTTCCAGTCTTCGTCCGTCTTGCTGGTCAGCGCCACCATCATCTTGTGGATTGCAATACGCAGCAAAACCTCCGCTGCGTCCTGCTCCGGGTATTTTTCCACTTCCTTGCGCAGCGATTCAAAACTTTCCTGCGCGATCATCAAGTCCCTGTAGCTGTCCGCCAGCCGCTTGCCGTACCGGCTCACCGTCGATTCCGACACCGATACGTCCGCCTTCTCCTGGATGTATGCCTGTATTTCCGGGATACGCACTGTACAGCTCAGTATCATGTTGTCAACAGCGTTTCGCACTTCCGGCGGCAGGGATGCGATCTTCCCATAGCTCCGTTTTCCTTTCAAGGGTAAAGTCTGCATCCCGTCTTCCTCCTTCTTTACGGCCGCACCAGCGGGTCCTTGATATGCCCGCCCAGCAGCTGCACCCCGGCGGGCATCAGCTTGCACTCCATGTCTTCCAACGGCAGGTCGGATACATGCGCTGGTGTGTGGTCCTTTACCGTCCGTGCTGCGATGTAGCCGCTTTCCTGCAGGTAGTCCAGCGCCGCCCGAAGTTCCGCCCGCGGAATCTGCTCTTCATCTGAAAGGATGGGCCCCGCGTTGCGCAGCTTGTAGTAGCTGCCGCGATACAGATTTAACATCCGCAGAAAAACCTCCGCTGCATAGCTCATGCTTGTCAGCTCCGTGCGGGCTTCCAGGTTTTTGTCCATCATTTTATACTCTCCTCTCCATCAGATACCGCGTCAGCGCGTCTACCTTGCTTTCCAGCTGCAGAACACTGCGCTCAAAGTCGCTTTTGCGCAGGCATTTTTCCTTTACCTCTTTGATATCCTCAGAAAGCGCCTGTATCTCGGTTTTCATCTCAGAGCGTACCTCCTTGATTTCGCGCCGGATATCGTCCAGATCGTCCTTATGGTCTTTTTGCGTGGTGTAGCTCTCCCGGACTTCTTTGATGTCCGCTCGGTTTTCATCCAGCGCCTTAAATACGGATCGTCCAAACAGATACCCGATCAGTCCCACCACGACCGTCACGATGATCGTCACCAGCCACCATGTCCCGGCGTCAAACGTCATTGCGATATTCCTCCGTAAATACAAAAAGATAAGGCACGATGTCCTCGTTGTGAGAACATCATACCTTATCTTTACAACAATCCTCCACCACAAAAATGCAGCAAAAAATTGCAATCTTTATTCGGTTTCAGGAACATCGAACAGGGAGACCTGGCCGTCTATGGGAGCCTGCCGCAGTTCACGAATCTTGTCCCGAATGATCGTGCGGACCATACTTTCGCCCAGGTCCCATTTTTTACAAAGTTCGTACACGTTGTATCCGTTGTATTCCTCCCGAATCAGCCTGTCCCGGATGGGAATGAGCAGCGTGTCCGCTTGGGGGATATACACCCGGCCAGTGCCGCCGTACACATCCACCAGCCGACGGAAGGCATCCATACCGATGGTCTCAGCGAGTTCGTGAGCCTCACCCTTTAAATCATCCAGCTGCAGGTGGTTCAGCAGCTCATTCCGCATTTGAAGCCGCCTCCTGTTCACGGTGGTACCGGGCGCTGTGCAGATATTTCAGCTCCTTGTCCTGCGTGAGCCGGTTCAGCGCGTCGATCAGCGCCGATCCCTGTTCACCGCTCAGAAAACGGAACGGCTGCGTGGGGAAGGCGGTCACGCCGAATTGCTTGCCGATGAACCCGCACAGACGGTCACGCAGCTGCACGCCCTCCGGTGCCGGGTCGAACTTTTCAAGTTGGAACATGAGGTACCACACTTTTTTCTGCTGCGCAGCGCTGACACCGCCCGGCGTTTCATCGTATTTCCGTGGCCTTTTTTTCTGCGGTGCGGCCGCCGGGGCGCTGCGTTTGCGCAGTTCTGTCAGAACTTCCAGCGCCTCGGCGTGGGTCAGGTCCTTAACGGATGTCTTTCCCGTCAAGCCTTGCACGAGCCCGTGCAGCGCGTCGTCGTGGCTGCTCCGGTCCACCATGCCCAACTTCGCAGCAATGGCATAGATGCTTTTGACCTGTCCCTTGTCGATATTCAGCGTACCCATGGCCGCTCCTCCTTCCTTACTGCATTTCCGGCTGTTCGCCACTGATATCGTAGTAGAACTCGTCCCGCGTGCGGATATATGCCCCGATGCTTTCCAGCAGCCCGGCCGGCTCCTTTTTAAGCGCCTCCCGGTCCAGTGTTTCCGTGGTCTTCACCAGTTCCTTACGGCCCAGAGCCTTCAATGCTGCGATAGCCTCCGCAACTTTGGCAGGCGCCAGCATCAGCTTGCTGGATGCACGGTATCCCACCTTGCCGAATACCAGCGTCCGGCTTTTTCCGTCCAGCTCTGCGCGGTGCGCGTCCACATATTCCTTGACGTCACCCTCCAGCCGCTTGATGCGATTCTGCAGCGGCTGTGCGTTCTTATTGTAGTCGTCCTTCAGACCGTCGATCCGGCGGTCCAGCTCCACGCCCAGCTCTGTAAGCGCGTACTGGCACTCCTTCAGATCGCGCAGGGCCGCATCTACTGCCGTCCAATCCCGCAGCACCGGCTCGCTGGCCACTTTCTTTCTTGCCACTATGTACACATCCTTCCATCAGAAAATCCTCCCTCTGCATTTTTCCGGGCTTGGGACCGGCGCGCACAACGACGCGGCTGCATTACGGCCGGGGCATAGCCCCGGATAACTTCACGCATGGCGGCCATCTCCCGAATGCACCATCCGGCGTGCCTGCGAATAGTACGGCTCCTTCGGGATCCAGTTCACACCGTACCGCGCATAGAAGGCGTCGTTGCTCATCTGAAACCACTCGATGGCCGTTTGCAGCGGATCCAGGCGACGCTGCACGCGTCCCTCGCCGTCCAGTATGTATAGTGTGCCGCCCACCAGACGGGCAGTGCAGGGCAGATATTTTGTCATGTCTATTTGTTCCATTGTATAGAACGCTCCTTTCACACCTTCATGAGCCTGTTCCACTTCTCTTCCAGTGCCTGCGCTTCCTCAAGGATGGCAGACGCATGGTCAAGCACGTCTGCCGGGATGTCCAGGATAGGCTTGCCTTCGTATGGCGTCAACAGCTCCGCCGCCTGTTGCCGAAGTCGTGCGGACTCCTCATTCAATCGGTCGGCTTCATCCAGCTTCTTTTGCTCACGTTCAAATTCCAGGGCATTCAAGGCTCGTTCGATTTCAATATCGTGCCGGAACATGCTGTGCGTACACATCCAGTCGATGAGCCACAGCAACTCCGCCTTCGTGCAGTCCTTCAACGTCATGCCCACACCTCACAACCCCAAATTCAGCACGCGAATCATGTGGCAGTCGTCGCAGTGCTCGTTCACAAGTTCGTCCGCGTTCTCGCATTCGGTCGGCCAGCGGCAGTATCGGTCACAGAATATCTCCGCCAACTCTCTGGCCTCCCGTTTCCAGCACTCCGCATGCATCACCCGCGCCGATGTCACCGCCTTGCCGCACAGCTTACAGTTTGGCATTCCGTTCTCTCTCCTCTCTGCGTACATAGTAGGCCCATGTTGCCACGGTCCGCACATTGACGCCCATATCCTCCGCAACTTGGTGGACACCTTCTCCGGCCCGCAGTCGCCGCTTCGCTTCATCCTTGAACTCCGGCGTATAGCTGCGCTTCGGCAGGCCCTTCTTACTCGGTTTCGGCCGCCCCGGCTCTGCCATCGGCCCCAGCACGTCCAGAATCTCCTCTCGGCTCGCCAGAAAAAGTTCCATCAAGATGCGTACCTGCCGGGACTTGTCCGCTGCGTCCCGGTACAGGGTGCGGATGTCAGCCTTATCCCGTTCGCCCAGCATTGGCTCCACCTCCTTGCCGCACTCTGCATTTTCCCGGGCTTGTGACCGGCGCGCCCATCGCGCGGCTGCATTACGGCGGGGCCTGCTGGCCCCGTTATTCGGTTTTCTATTTCACCCGATACGGTGGCCCAGCCTTGCGCCTGCGCCGCCGCTGCTGCTCTGCCTGTGCCATTGTCGAGAGGCGCCCGAACTCATACCCTACATACAACAACAGCCCAATCAGCGGCAAAATCAGTACCTCACCGCCTGCGGCCCCCGGCCGTTCCATCCACACGCTGGTGCAGATCGCCACCATCAGCCCGGCGGCGCAGCCTGCAACAAATACCGCGCACCATTTCTTCCTGTTCATCCGTCTGCCCTCCGTTTAATTCCAGCCCACGCCCAGGTGTACCGCCATGCTGTACAGCCCGTCGTAGCTCACGTTCTCATTCCGCACGCTGTTGTTGTACACGGTCTTTGCGCCGCGCACGCCCCAACGCCCCTTTGCGATTCCGAACAGGAAGTCCAGTTCCTTGTCCCGCTTTTCATCTGCCAAGCGGGGGAACAGCGCCCGGATATCCTCCTTTTTCACTTTCTGTGTGGTGTAGTTGCGGTTCATTTTGATGCGGCTGAACAGCTGCGCGAACTGTGCCTGCTGGCGGCCCATCATCCGGCTGTACACCTCCGTGTTGCCGATCAAGCACACCCCATTCCCGGGGACGCCTGTCACGATATCCGGGTCACTCAGCGTCCGCAGCTCTTCCAGCGCCGGAAGGCGCAGGTGCTGGGCCTCGTCGATAATGACCACCTTATTTGTCCCCGCCAGTTTCTCCCGGATTGCCAGCATTGTGTCCATCCGGCCGCGCATCTCCGGCACGCCCAGCGCCCGGGCCAGCAGTTTGATGATACAGTTCAGCGAGCCCGTGGTTGGCGTCGCCGTGATGAATACTGTGCTGTGCGGGTAGTCATGCAGGAATTTCCGGGCACCCTCAGTTTTGCCGATACCCGCATCCCCGTGCAGCACCACCATCCCACGCTCCAGCTGGGCAAATTTAATGCCCTTGTAGATGTCCTCGCTCACCGTCGTGGGCACATAGCCTGTGTCGGAAAGGTAGGGGGCGGCCTGTTCCTCCACGGCCTCCCGTGCCGCCTGCGTCTCAAAATATTCCTTCAGCTTGCCCTCTACATATGCCGGGTCGCCGTTGTATATCTTCCGCCGCCAGTTGCTCAATGCCGTTTGGCTCAGCCCCACAGCCTGCGCCATCTTGTTCTGGCTCAGCCCGCTGCTCGCCAGGTATTCCTCCACGCGCTGCAGTAGTGCCTCATTGTACGTTTTACTCATCGTCGTATCCTCCGTTCTCTGTGATGATGTTGTTTATCATGCGGTCAAGGTCGATATCGCCCACGGCCTTCAGCATCGGTTCCTCGTAGGCGCTTTGAAGCTCGATCAGCTTTGCGCCCGGCGCCGGTTCTTCTGCGCGCCGCGCCATGTTCTCCCGCGCGGTCTCAAGTGCAAGGTCAAGCCTCGTGTTCGGCCCGATTTCTTTCAGCGTCATGGACGCCATCCGCTCCGCCGCCTGCTTTTCAAAGCTGCGAATCGTCTGCTGCGCTTCCTTTACTTCCTCTGCGCTGGCCCGGTATTCCAGTACCATCCGGCTGTCCGCAGGCAGCTCCATGATGAAGCGGTCGTCTTCGTCATAGGCTCGCACATGGCTCAAATCCAGCGGGTCATACCGAAGATATACTTTTGCGCCTTGATAGTTCAGCACAAATTCGTCCGTGCGGTAATAGATTTTGGTTTTTCCAACAGTGAGGTACACACCCGGCCGGTCCACCTTGATGGCCCGTGTGCTGCGCATCAGCAGCAGGTTCAAGTCCTCCTCGCTGCGCGGCACCCGTTTGCGGTGCAAATTCTCATTGTATACCTGCATACGCGGCTTGCCGCGGTCCGCCGCCACCGCGCCGCCGTAGGGCTGCTCGTTCAAGTACCCCTCCAGCAGCTGCTCCACGGCTTCGGTCAGTTCCAGGTCCGTGGGGCCTTTACCAGCCCGCAGCAGCTTCTCCAGGTTTTCCGGCTTCTCCAGTACATTGCCGCCTGTGTACGTTTCAAACAGCTTTGATATGCGGTTTTTAAAGTCCAGAAAGCGTCGTTCAATGATCTTTGCGCGGGCGTTTTTCACCTGCGCATTCATCATTTCAATGCCCAGCCTCTGCAGGATTGTCGGTGGATCGTGCCGATCCTGTGCCGCCTTGCTCTTTTTCTTCCGGTGGCCCAGCCCACCCAGGTCGAAGGTCAAAAACTCGCGGCCGTTGTCCACATAGATCACGTCCGGGATGCCGTACCGCTGGATACCGCGCCGCAGCGCAATCACCGTGCTCTGGCTGCTGGGCGCCGTCGTCACATACACCCCGGTAAAGATACCGCTGCGTGCATCTAAGAATGCGGTTAAGTACAGGCGGTGCGTTGTCTTGCCGTCCCGGCTTATGACGTCAAAGGTGTGGTTGTCCGCCACCCATATTTCATTGCTTTCCATGTTGTCGTAGATGCGCCGCACATACGGGGCACAGCGGTCGCGCAGGGCTTTCTTTCCTTCGCGTCCCAGCTGCTGCACCGCATACGGCACATCCTTTTCAATGTGCCTTACAAAGGTGCTGTATGTCGGGATGCCATCCGCCAGCGCCGGATAATGCCTGCGCACATATTGGATGGTTGCCTCGTAGCACTCCTTTGCTTTCGGTTCCCGCAGGTCAAGGTAGAAAGAGAGGAACGTCTGCCACACCGTTTCGTCGATGCTGCTCCGGCCTTTCCGTGCCTTGCCCCGGCCATCCACCAGCCCCGCAAGGTCGTTTTCCTCCAGCGCTTTCTTCTTCCGGTACAGCGTTTTCACGCTTACCGCGCGTCCCGGGTCTTCCTGCCGCAGCAGCTCTACAAACTCAGCATCCAGCTCCGCCGTGCGGCCCGGCTGCCTGCGGTACTCCTGCCACCGCTCCAGTGTCTCCATCTCCTGCCGTATTTCCTCCCGCTCGGCTGCTGAAAAGTGATCCAGCGGTTTGTACGCCTTTGCTGAAGCGGGCTTTTCCGTTGCAAGGGGAAACGGATGGCCGTGCTCCTTGAAGTAGCGAAGCTGGGCCTCGGGATGAAGAGCACTTAATGGAATTTGATACACAAGCTGATTTCGTTCATTGAATATTGAAGTGGCCTTAATGTATCCACATTGGATTTGCCGTAGCACCGTCGTTCGGTGACACCCCATAAGTGAGGCAGCTTGTCCGGGATTTAACAGTATCTCCAAAAAAATCACCTACCTTGACCTGCCATCGTCAGATGCGGGGAGGTCAGCCCCCGCATGACAGCCCCACAGGGCTGTTTCGGCTGTTATGGCCTTCTCGGCCAGTTTGTGTTATCCTATTGGTAAGAGGCGGCGTTGCAGCGCCGCAACTATTATCAAGAAATATAAAAGGATGGTGTTTGAATGCAAAGAATTTTTGATGTACCTTTAAAAGCAGGAACTCGACTTTCTTGTTTAAAGTATGATATTGCGCTGTATTGTCAAACCATAGAAGAAGTTCTTCCAGTTGTCGCGCCTGAGTATTTGAAAAGCTATACCAAACAAATCCGGACTTTATCAAAGAAAACTGCCTCTTATCGTCCCACTGAGTTTCCAGACTGTACCCGTACATATATTTTTGACTGTCGGTTGCGAACATTATTTGCAATGCTCGATGTGACTAAACTCACGACGTCAGTGATGTACTCGTATGGGCAAGAGGCTTTTGAACCATCGGACTACGTTTTCGGCGACGCACCTCCACCTTGCGGAATTATTGATGAAGGAGAGAGTTTGGAACTATTTGTAAAAGACTTCCAATTTATTCCGAATGACTTTTTTGCCTTTAACCACTTAGCTTTTTTCTACCAAGATCGTTTCATTTCAATGACGCATCTATCTACATACCAAACCGCAATTCTTTTGGATCGCTACAAAAGACAGAATTTAGTCGACTTTAAAAGGTTGGCTGAACGGGAGGTTCAACAATATCGTGATAGGCTTCCGAAGCGACCAAATAGGAAATGATTGCTTCGCTACATTTTTCATGGTATCCAGCGCTTTTTTCTTTCACTTTGTCACGCGAACAACGCACAATAAATTCCTTTAAATCCATTAAAACTTCCTTTCCGCCCGCCTCGTACGGGCTTTTTATTGGCCTGCCATCATCAGTGCCGGGCGGCCATTCCCGGCAGACGGCCCACTGGGCCGTTTCGGCTGTTATGCTCGAAGCTGTGGAAAGCGCAGTTCCCAGTATTCGTGCTCCGCTGCCTCAAATGTGCTGTGTACCCGGATACCGTAGACGTGGCCTTGTGCATCCAGCTTCATAGTGGCGTAAGTATGGCGCGGGTTTGCCGCTTTACTACGGCACAGGATGTAGCGCTCTGAGCGCTGGAGAATCTCATAGGCGTCCTCAAGCCTGCCTGTTGCTCTTGTCAT